TGTCCTTCTAATGAAGTATTACCTGATACTCTTACTGTCCCTAAGAAACCTGTATTACCTGTTACAGTAGTAGCTCCTGTTACTTTTAAAGTTCCTACTAATTGTGAGTTGCCTGAGACACAAACATCTCCATCAAACTCTGCTTTACCACCTACTGTTAATGTTCCTCCTACAGAAGCATTACCTGCTACTGTTGCAGTACCACCTATATTTAAATTACCAGATACAGAAACATTTCCTTCAAACTCTGCATTACCTGTAATATTAGATGTTCCTCCGATTGAAACATTTCCTACAATTACTGCATTACCAGATACACATACATCATTATCAAATTCTACTTTATCACCAAATGTTTTATTAGTTAATGTTTGTGTTGCTGCTTCACCTACTAATGTATCATCAACTGCAGGCATTACTAATGCTATATTACCAGAAAATGCAGAATGTGCAGGTGCCTTTAATGCAGCATAATGTGCATTACTTGATTCACAATACATTCTAAGTTCTGATTGTGAACCTGTATTTTTTAAATCTATAATACCACCACCAACACTTACTGTGCCACCTACGATAGCATTACCACTAACAGATACATCATCTTTAAAATGTGAATAACCTGTAACACTTAATGTAGAACCAAGTTGTACTGCTCCTGCTATGGTAGTATGACCTCCAATATTCATATCTCCTGATACTGAAACATCTCCTTCAAATTCAGCTTTACCTGTAATGTTAGATGTGCCACCTATAGAAGTATTACCTGCTACATCTAAAGTTCCACCTATAGTTGTATTACCTGATACTCTAACTGTTGTTAAAAATCCTGCAGCTCCAGAAACTGTTGCAGTAGATAAAAGATTAACAGCTCCACCAATACTAGCTGTACCTCCTACAGAAAGATTACTTACGATTGTAGTAGTACCACCAACATAAAGATTACCACCGACCGTAGCATTATTAACAGATATATTACCTGTGATAACTGCAGGTACATTTGTAAGATTAGCACCATCTCCATAAAAAGCTGAAGCACATACTTTAGCATTAGCTGCTTGTACATTAGCTCCTGAGATAGTAACGGTTCCTCCAACAACTAAACCACCTGATACAGATACATCTCCCTCAAATTCTGCTTTACCAGTTATATTAGATGTACCACCTATTGATACATTACCTGTAACATCAAGTGTACTACCTAATGATACAGCTCCTGCAATCGTTACATGTCCTCCAACATTTATATCTCCTGATACAGATATATCACTTTCAAATGTAGCAGCTCCTACAACTGAAACTGTTCCTCCAATAGCAGTATTACCTGCAACACTTACTGTGCTTTTTAAATGCGTAGCTCCACTTACGGATAATGTACCACCTATGATAGCATTTGAAACTGATATATTACCTGTAATAGGTATACCTGTAATATTTGTACCATCTCCATAAAATGCAGATGCACAAACTTTTTCTGCAAATGTAGCATCTCCTGCAACACTTACTGTGCTTTTTAAATGTGTTGCTCCTGTTACGGATAATGTTGAACCAAGTTGTGCAGCACCTCCTACGGTTACCGTACCACCTAAATGTGTATTTCCTGATACAGAAACATCGTCATCAAAAGTGACAGCATCTCCAAATGTTTTATTTGTTAAGGTATCTGTAGTAGATGTACCAACTAATGTTGCTGAACTTGTTGGTAGTGTTATTGTTAAGTTACCACTAAATGAAGAATGTGGAGGAGATTGTAAAGCTGCATAATGAGCATTAGAAGACTCACAGTATAATTTAATATTAGATTGTGAACCTGTATTCTTAATATCTATAGAACCACCAGATACCATAACAGCACCTGTTAATGTTGTAGTTCCTGCTACATTTAATGTTCCTCCTGCTACAATATTTGATACAGATATATTACCTTCGATTGTAGCTGTAACTCCTGTTAAGTTTGTTCCATCTCCATAATATGTGGATGCACAGACTTTACCTAAAACTTGTATGTCTCCTGAAACAGAAACATCACTTCCGACTCCAAATGTTCCTGCAACTTGAACTGCTCCTGTTGCAACTTGTAATGCAGTATTAACTCCATCACCTGTTTGTACATTTATTAAACTTGCACTAACTCCTTCATTAGCAGAGATTGCCATTTTAAGGATTTGTTTATACGTTTTTGAAACTAATTTACCATCAAATGAACTCATACGTTACTCCAAAATCTTACTTTAGTATCATCCCAAATAAAATTAGCTTGTTCCCAGGTTAAGTTTCTACCTGTTGTATCAGGTCTTGCATTTCTAATAACAATATCTTCTCTTACATCTGGACTTTTATTTTGTGGATGATTTTTTAAATCATATTGACCTTCAAAACATTCTGGACATATTAATAGATTATAACTATTTAAACGCATAACTCTCATGTCATATACAAATGAACATGAATCACACATTGCTTTAGCTCTTCGATTAGAAGCCACTATACTGTCCTTAATTTAGGTTTAAAATAAATACTTGCTCTCTCTTTATCTTCTTCCATAGCTCTAGTTAATATTTCTTCATAATTTGTTTTTAACATATTAATTCTTGTTTCAGCAACTCCTGTTCTTTTCATTGATAAATAGTAAGCTAGTCCTGCTGTCAAACAAGGTAAAAATCTAACAGGAGCATCTGCATTTTGTCCTGCTGATTTATTAACATCTTCAACTTGTCGAATAGCTTCGATATTTAAAATGTCTGTAGAATTATTTGGAGTTGGATATAAGAATAGAGTTGGATTAGATAAGTTTCTTTTTATTGCATATTGAGTAGCTCGACCTGTTTGAAATTTATTTGGTAGCACGTTGAACTCCTCAAATGATATTCTTGTTAATTGTGTTTCAGCTCCACCTGCACTTGTTTGAACTGTAACTACTAAAGCATCACTAACTGAGTCAGCTAATGAAACTGTATTTGTACTTGCAACTACTGTAACTGCAGTTGTAAATGTACTCCATAATAGTATACCACGATTTTGCCAATCATTCAACATTAAATTTATTGAACGTCTAGCTGAAGCAGGTTCGTGTCCAAGAGTTTCTTCACCACCAATCATCTCAGTAGCTTCTTGAATAATCTCATCAATATCTAAATTAAAATTATATGTTTCTGATGTTGCCATTATCCTCTAGCCCTTTTTAATTGTTGTTTAGCTTGTTTAGCTAATCTAGCTTGTTCGTTTTTACCTTGTACTTTTGCTCTTTGTTCTAACACCGTTAATATCTGTATCTTTCTAGCATAAGGTTTTTTAATTTTTTTAACCTTTGCTATTGTTTTTTTTGCATCTGCTACAGTAGCATACTTAATACTTACTGTATCTTTAGGATTCTCATCTGTATATAATCTACGACCAGAACCTTTAGGTTTTTTTCCTGTTCCTTTTTTTGGGTCTTTTCTTTTTCTCATTCTTTTTCACATAGTTTGCAACTATCTTCGCTTGATTTGCATGAAGCTTAGAAGCTTTTTTTAATTGTTTAGTTACTTTTTTTAATCGTCTTACCACTTCTTTTTTATCCATCTATATGTTGCATAAACTCCTAATCCTAGTATAACATATAGTATACCGTCAAACCAAGATATATTATGTATAGTAGTAATTAACTCAGGTGTTACACTCATGCTCTTTTCTTTCCTTTTTTAAATGTTGACACAAATGTGGGTTTACCTCCTACTCCTTGTGCTTTACTTCTTTTTCTTTTTACTGCAGACCTACGTTGTGATGCTGTCATTCTTTTTGCTTTAGCTAATGGAACACATTTAGGATACTTACGTTTAGAAGTTTTTGCATTCTTTCTTCCACAGGGTTGAAACTTTCCTCCTTTTTTAGGAGCTCCAATATCAACCCATTTTTCTCCTACCCATTTTCTAAGTCCACCACCAGTCTTAGCTCTAACAGTTTTTTTCTTTTTCTTTTTAGTTTTCTTTTTTCCTCCAGGTTTTATTTTACCAGAGCAAACAGCAGATGCATACATATTTGCATAAGCTGATGGGTATACATCAAACTTTCGTTTTGCTGCTGCTTTACCTTTTGGACAAAGTTTAGCCATTATCTAGTTCTACCACCAGTTCTACGTCTAACGGTACCACCACGTTTTCTACGTAAAGCCCCACCTTTAGAAGCATATTTTTTCTTCATCATACCTCCACCTGCTCTTCTTAAAGCTCCACCTCTTGATGCATATTTTTTCTTCATACCTACCATTATTATTTCTCCTTGTAAAGATTGTTAAAAGTTATATTAGGGTCTGTGTAACTATCATGTATTTCTGCTGCATGAGTATACTGGCTTGGTCTAAAATCAGGGGGACCATCACCTGCTTCCCATAATGCAGGATTAGTTACTCTAACCCTGTTATTTGGTAATGCAACTATATTACCTGTCCATTTTCCTGCATCTGTTAATTGTAATACATGACTTTGTTTATGTTGAGCTGAGTCATCGGATATGTGACTATCTGTATAGTCTACTGTAAACATGTAACGACCTTTATAAAAGTCTCCACCTATTTTACAATACCAAGGACTTGAGCTAATTCTATCCATAAAAATAATTGAATGATTTCGAGAAGAACAATCCCAAGGTTGAGCTAAATGTGTTTCCATTCTTTCAGGAACATCTTTTAAATTTTCATCAGCTACTAAAGCTGTAATAGGCATTCTAGCCC